GGAGAGCGAAATGATCAGCAACAGCAAACAGCAGTGGACGGTAGGGCAGATCGTCAAGGTTGGCTTCGTGGCCGGCCTGGAAGTGGTCGCAGCGGTGGCAACCCCGGGCGATTACGCCCCGGACGCCTACGTGCTGTCGCGCAAGGAGCAGTTCTACTCGTTCGTGCCGCACAAGGGCCTGGCCAAGATCACCGCCGCTGAAGCGCGCGGGATGGTCGAGGCTGGCAAGCAGCACGCTGAGCGCCTGGCCGCTGCCGCTGTCGCCAAAGCTGCTGCCTCGGCGCGCCATGCTGAGCTGGTCCGCGAACTGGCTTTTGCTTAAACCCCTGAGCCGAACTGGAGAGAACGATGAGCGAGCAGAAGAGCACCGACTTTGTAGCAGACCTGAATGAGGGCGGGCCGTACGCGTTTCCTTTCGTGGCGCCTGGCGCCGCCCTGTGCCTCGGCATGACGCTGCGCGACTATTTCGCGGCCAAGGCGATGGTCCCGATGGTGCAGAACCGGATGACCGGAAGCGTCCAGTATGGCAGCGAACAAGACATCGCAGGGCGCGCCTATCAAATTGCCGACGCCATGCTGGCCGCCCGGAGCGCCCCATGAGCCGCCTCCCCATCCACCAACAGCCGAAAGTCTCGAGCGCCTACCGCCTGCTGACGAGCTACCTGCACGAAGGCCTGCTGCTGGACCTGTACGGCGAGTTCGACGCCGACGGCTACACCGTCCTCGATGTGGCCCTGACCGGCACGAACGTTGGCCTGTTCCCGCTGGTGACGCTGGAGTTCCTGGACCAGCTGAGCACCTGGTGCAACGCGAAGCTGCCGAGCGCCGCCGAGCTGCGCCGCGCATCGGAGCGCGAGGGCAGGGCAGAGCGCGCGATCTGGCAGAGGCAGGCGGCCTGACCGATTTACCGGAGCGGCGCGCCCCGGAGCACAACGCGCGCCTTGCCCTGAATCTCGGGTCAGGAAATTGAGGGAGCGGGATCTCGAATGCCCTGGCAGCCTGGAACAGACAGGCACTACAGCAGAGCAGCCCAACTGGTCACTCATCAACCAGGATTTCGCGGGAGATCGGGCTGCTCTGCTGTAGTCCACAAATAACACGACAAGGAGAGCAGGGATGAATATCGATTTGGCCGCACTCGGCTTCACCAAAGAAGAACTGCAGGATCGCGTGATCGACCAGATCGTCGAGAGCGTCATGTATGGCCGCTACGCCGACGAAGATGGCGACGAAACCTTCCGGGATTCCCGCTTCAAGCAGGAGCTCGACAAGCGGGCCCAGAATCGCATCGACGACACGATCAACGCCATGGCCGAGAAGCACATTCTGCCGAACGTCAGCCAATATATTGAAACGCTGACCCTGCAGGAAACCAACCAGTGGGGCGAGAAGAAGGGCAAGGCTGTTTCGTTCGTCGAGTACTTGGTCCAGCGCGCGCAGGCATACATGCAGGAAGAGGTGAACTCCAGCGGTAAGACGCGCGCCGAAGACGGTTACGGGTTCTCCGGCAAGCAGACGCGTATCACCTACCTGATCCATCAGCACCTGCACTACTCGATTGAAACCGCGATGAAGGAGTCGCTGGCTGTCGCGACTGGTGAAATCGCCAAAGGCATCCACGAAACCGCGCGCCAAAAGCTGAACGAAATCGCGGCCAGTTTGAAAGTCACGGTGAACACGAAATGACCGCCCTGACTCTCTACCGCATCCCGCGCCGCTTCGTGCGCAAGCTGGCCAAGCCGCTGCTGCTGGCCCTGAACGCCGTGCGCATGAAAGGCTCGGAAAGCGAAGCCTACCGCCTGCTGGTGACGCGCGAAGCCCTGGCCCGCGCCGAGGCCCGCGAGTACCGCCACCAGGTCAAGCTGCTCCGCCAGCGCGACACGATCAGGGGCTGGTGATGATCCGCCACCTTTACACCCAGTACCGCCTGTCCCTGCGCGCCGGCTTCGGCCCGCGCAAGGCCATGACCCGCGCAGTGCGCACCTACGTTTTCGGTTTTTAATCCACGCCGGCAGAGTCCCGGCAGAAAGGTCCCACGATGTCCACCGCTCTCGTCGTCCAGCAGGCTTCCAAGCTCGCCGGCATCTTCAACATCCCTGAATCGGATGACCTGATCAACGTGCTCAAGGGCACTGCGTTCAAGGGCCAGGTATCCGACGCGCAGATGACCGCGCTCCTGATCGTCGCCAACCAGTACCGCCTGAATCCCTGGACGAAGGAAATTTACGCCTTCCCCGACAAGAACAACGGCATCGTGCCGGTGGTCGGCGTCGACGGCTGGGCGCGCATCATCAACGAGAATCCGCAGTTCGACGGCATGGAATTCCAGCAGGATGAAGAGGGCTGCACCTGCGTCATCTTCCGTAAGGACCGTTCGCACCCGATCAAGGTCACCGAGTACCTGAGCGAGTGCAAGCGTGGCACCCAGCCGTGGCAGTCGCACCCGAAGCGCATGCTGCGCCACAAGGCCATGATCCAGTGCGCGCGCTTGGCCTTCGGCTACGTGGGCATCTACGACCAGGATGAAGCTGAGCGTATCGCCGAGGTCGACATCAACGCACGGCCAGCGCGCCAGAACGCCGCGACCGTGGCGCAGCAGGCTATGACCGTGGAATTTACCGAAGCCGACGAGCAGTTGCTGGCCGACCTGGAGGCGATTGCCGACACCGGCACCGCCGCGCTGGAAGACATCTGGGGCAAGCTCACGAAGGACCAGCGCCGCACCTTGGCCTCGCACCTGCCTGCGCTGAAGAAGCGCGCCGAGAACGTGATCGAGGAGGCCGGCCATGCTTGAGCGTCAATCCAACCAGGGCGGCGCCGATTGGATGCGTGATCGAGCCGGCCATGCCACCGCCAGCTGCTTCGCCGACATCCTGGCCGCCGGCCGCAACGGCCAGCCGCTGAAGGCCCGCGAGGACTATTTGATGCGCCTGGTGGTCGAGCGCATCACCGGCGAGCCGGTGCAGACCCCGAGCAGCTTTGCCATGCAGTGGGGCACGGACGCCGAGCCGTACGCGCGCGCCGCTTACGAGGAAGAGACCGGCGCCATCGTGCGCGAGGTCGGTTTTGTGAAGCACCCGACCCATGCCTGGATCGGTGCTTCGTCCGATGGCCTGGTGGGCGCCAAGGGCGGCATCGAGATCAAGTGCCCGCATAACAGCGCGATCCACCTGCTGACCTGGGAGACCGGTATGCCCGAGCACCACAGGCCGCAGGTGCAAGGTCAGATGTGGGTGCTGGGCCTGGACTGGATCGACTTCTGCAGCTACGACCCGCGCATGCACGCCGGCGCCGAGCACCTGAAGCTGTACCGCGAGCGTATCCAGCGCGACGAAGCGTATATCGCCAGCCTGGAGCGCGACGTGCTGGCCTTCCTGGCCCAAGTGAAGGCGAAGGTCGATCTGTTCCAGTCGTTCAAGGAGGCAGCATGAACGCCATCGTCCCGTACGCCAAGCTGGTGGACCTGGCCGATGCTGCGCAGCCCGAGCCGTCCGACCTGGAGATCGTCACCGCCGTCTCCGAGGCCTTCGACATGCCGCTGGGCGCGGTGATCGAGCGCCTGATCTGCGTGGACTTCGTGGGCGTGCGCCAGCAGGTGTCGCCATGAGCGCCCGCCGCACCTTCGTCCTGGCCCATGACCAGGCCCGCAACAACGCGGCGCGCTACGTGATGGACGCGCCGCCGGGCTTCATGGTGGTGATCTCCGAGCCGGCCAAGAAGCGCATCCAGGAAGAGAAATACCACGCGATGGTCGGCGACATCGCGCGCCAGGTGGAGCACATCGGCCGCAAGTGGGACGCCGACGATATGAAGCGCCTGCTGATCGACGAGTTCGCCGACGAAATGCGCGCTGCCGGCACGCCGCTGCACCACGATGCGCGCATCGTCCCGAGCTTCGACGGACGCCGGATCGTGCAGCTGGGGGTCCAGTCGCGCGAGTTCTACGTGAAGGAGGCCGCGGCCTTCATCGAGTTCCTGTACGCGTTCGGCGCCGCCCGCGACGTGAGCTGGAGCGAGCCATTCGGCCACAAAAACTAAACCAGGGAGAAACCATGATCGACGACATCAACACGAAGCGCACCGAGCTGGCGAACCAGATGGCCGCCGCCGGCGCCGCAGCACTCGACTTCAACGCGACCGCCGCCGTGCTGGCCGCGATCCCGGACACCGAGCCGCAGCAGTACGTCGCCGCCGGCACGCCGGAGAACATCGCCGCAATCCTGCCGGCCACGATCAGCCCACAGCGTCGCCTGCGCCACGGCGAGCGCCCGACCGAAACGCTGGTGTTTGACGAGCCTGCCGCTACCTCGGGCGATGCCCCGGACCTGCAACAGCTCAAGGCGCTGGCACTGGCGGCAACGCCGGGACCGTGGCATGTGACCAAATATTGCAGCGTGATGGACCATGGTATGGACACGCTGGTTGTTCCCTCCGACTCGTCGCACGACGATCGCGCCTACATCGCCGCTGCCAACCCTGCCGTTGTTCTCGACCTGATCGCCCGCATCGAACGCTTGACGACCATTCCCGAGCAGGAGCCGAGCACGGAGCAGGAGTGGGCAAAAGTTGATCCGGCAGTCGCTTTCCACCTGATCGAGCGTCATGCCGAAGACTGG